ACTCAAGACCAGGATCTATATCTCTTGCGTTACCGTCTTTATATAAGACAGACAACGCAAAAAGTTTAGCATTAGCAAAAGAACAAGCCGCTGCTGCTGCATTAAAAGTTTCAACTCAACAAAAAATTTCTCAACAAATAGCACAGGCTAAAAAACAAGCAGCCAAAATAGTTAGTGATGCAAAAGCAAACGCTGCAACAATTAAAGCAAAAGCAAGTGCTGCAAGTGTAAATGGAAATGATGGACCACCACCTGCAAAGGGGGGGTACTATTACAATGCTCCGATGGTTAAGTATGCTTATTTCAATGCACTTAGTCCTCAAGAACAAACTGCAGGCGTAGCAGATGCTCCTGGAAACTTTGGTCAAGGAGAAGATGCCTGGTCAAATAACTTTGGTGCTAAAGGTGTTATTCAAATGGACAGAGCAACCGTTTCTAATTATGCAAATAATATTATTCAAGGGAATACCTACGATCCAAATCTTTATGGTTTTAAATTTTTATATAACCCCACAGAAGTTGCTATGGGTTGGGGAGTTGCAGAGGGAATGAACTGGGAAGGTATCAGAGCGGGCCTTGATGCTGGTGGCAATGCCTTTACTCAAGCACTACAAAATAGTCGTATATCGTTTTCTTTACTATTAAACAGAACATTAGATATGAATTATTTAGATTCAAATGGGTTAGTTCCAGGATTAACCAGTCCTTATCCAACTTGGGATATAGCACCAGGTCGAACTGCAAATGATGAATTAGCAGAAATTTATAAAAAAGGAACCATGTACGACATGGAGTATTTATTTAGAACAATTATGGGAGTAAACTCAACCTTTAACAGTGTGCTTTTACCTGGACGTACAGCAGACTTTGGTTGGTTACAGGGTATTGCAGTTCAATTGCATTTAGGTAGCAGCCTTAGATATCTAGTTCGTATAAGTTCCTTAGATGTAACTCATGCATTATTTAATGATCGAATGGTTCCTACTCTTTCTTATTTGAATGTTACTTGTGCTCGATTCAACGACGATTCTATGTCTAGATAAGGATACCAATGATCTTTTTAGATAGCAGATACGTAGACGGTACTCTTACCAAGACTTGGAATCCAAGAAAAGAACAATACGACCTTGTTGTTTTAAGAAACTGGTCTACCTATGTTCAGTCTTACTTCTATTACAACTGGGTAGAGACAGATCGTTTAGATAATTTAGCACTTAAATATTTAGGAAACCCATCTATGTGGTGGGAAATTATGGATATTAATCCTGAAATTTTAGATCCCTTTAGCATAACTCCAGGAACTCAATTAAGGATTCCAAATGCGTGACCCACATCTACAGGACAGACTTCGTAACTCTTTTAAAGTTTCATACCCAGACTTTCCTAGTTTAACTGGAACGGTAAGGGCTGTAACTATTTATCAAGAAATGGGAAAGCACGATATCGTAGAACTACGGTATCCCTTATTTAACAGTGCTTATTTTGATGCAATAAAAACAGGTGTGCCAGTAGAGGTGACTTGGAAAAATGATAAAGTATCTGGAAGATTTACTGGCTATACCGTAAATGTGTCACACGTTGTTTCTCAACAATTTGATAGAAGTGTAAAAATTTTATGTGTAGGTGCTTCGTATCCTTTAAAAGAAGGTGCATCTAAAATTTGGGTAAATAAAACCGCCAGTGAAATTGCAACTGATATTGCTACAAAATTTAAATTAAATCCAAAAGTTACTCCAAGTGCGGTTAGGTTTACTCAACAGTCTCTGGCTGGCCAGTCTTACTGGGAAAAATTAAATGAACTTGCAGCACGTATTGGTTACGGCATACAAGTAGTTGGAACAGAACTTCATTTTCATCCCATAGATAAAATGATTGATCAGTTTATGACAACTATTCCAAGTATGGCATTTGCAGGTCCTTTAGAACATCCTTCAAGCAAGATGGTTGGCCCAACACTAGAATTCTTTGAACCAAAAATTGGTGATTTTTTAGAATCAAATGATTACGCAAGAACAGCCCCCGTGGTAAGCGGTGTAGATCCAGTAACTGGAAAAACGTATTCAGTTAAATCTTCGGCAAATACGGTTGGAAAAAAATTAAGGAAGATAACAAAAGACCCACTTTTTTCTAATATAGAAACACGCACTGTTATTGAAAGCGGTGCTATGGCTAAGTCGTTAGCCGATGCAAGAGCACAACTTGGACGTTTTGGAATTTCGGCTACTGGTGTTGGGCAAGGTGACCCACGAATTGCTCCTTGGAGAACTATAGAAGTTTCTGGAACTGGAGCACAAAGTGACGGCTTTTGGGTTGTAGCAAAAGTCCAACACGTTATGGTGGGCGATGGACGATATGAGGTGGAGTTTACTTGTTTAGCAGATGGCACAGGTAGTAATAAATCAACTGCCTTTAGACCCTCCTCTGCAGGAACTGTTCCTACAAGAAATATAAAACATGAGGTATCTACGAACAACACAGGAAAGCCAACATCTACTAAACTAAGTTCCGCTACAAAAATGATCAAACAAACAGGTGCTGGTTATAAGGTAACGCCTAGAAGATGGAGCGGTAAATAATGGCTGAAAAAGCACTGTCTCTTCCATTCTCAATTGATTCTTACGGGAACGTATCTTCAACATCAGATCAATCTAAAATATGGGCAGATAGGGTTAGGTCTGTTTTAGGAACGACTGTGCGTGAACGGGTAATGCGTTCAGGATTTGGAACCCTTATTCCTTTTTCTTTGTTTGATACAGAATCATCAGCAATGTCTCAAGTTAAAACTGAGGTAAATAAAGCGTTTATTACACAACTTGCTTTATTAAGACTTGATAAAACAACTGTAACTGTAGATGAATATACAAGAGTGTTAACAATTGAAGTTATATACGCATTGCCAAACAACGAAGTAGTAAGCACCGTCGTTGGTGTGGCCCTTATTGATGGTGCTAACCCAATCTATGAGGAGTTGCTATGAGCATAACCCCAGTATCAAGTATCCCAGTATCAATTGATTACACAGGAAGAGACTACTACTCCTTAAGAGAAGCATTGATTGCTAGAATTCAAGAACGAGTACCCGACTGGACAGCGGCTGATCCTGCTGATTTTGGTGTTGCCTTAGTTGAGGCTTTTGCTTATCTTGGTGATGTTGTTTCATATTATATTGATAGAACTGCCAATGAAGCCTTCTTACAGACAGCGGTTCAAAGAAATAGTCTTTTAAATATTGCTCAAACATTTGGGTATATACCCGCTGGTTACAGGCAAGCATCTTTAACACTAGTCTTTAGTAACTCGTCTGATGTTCAAGTAACAATTCCTGTTGGGTCAGTTATATCGGGAGACATTACAGTTGGAGACACAGTAGTAACGGTTTATTTTACAACTACTGAAGCAGCAGTTATTAATGCTATTTCTGGAGAGTCTCCAGGAACTGATTCTGTAACAGCAACTGAGGGTAGATCAGTGATACTTGTTGCAGAAGATGTAAACACCTATGGTGAATTAATTGGTACATCCAGCGGGACTCCAGATGCGTCATTTGAACTTGGGCAAACTCCTGTAGTTGATAACTCTATTGAAATTTATGTTCAAGATGGAGACGTGTATTCTAAATGGACACAGGTACAACATCTAATTGATTATGGTCCAACAGATCTTGTATACACCACCTTTACTGATGATAATGATGTTGTGTCTATTAGTTTTGGAGACGGGGTTTCTGGAGTAATACCAACAGCATATTCTGAAATTAGAGCAAAGTACACCATTGGTAGTGGAGCACTTGGAAATGTTTCTACAAATACAATAACAACTATTAATTCTGTTACTGGGTTATCTGAGGCTCAAGTTACTGCACTTCAAGCAGATGTAACTGTTACTAATTCAACCGTTGGTGTAGGAGGCGCAGATCCAGAAAGTAATGATCAAATACGGTTATCTGCACCAACAGCCTTAAAATCTGGAAATAGAGCGGTAACATTAAAAGATTTTGCGGATATAGCAGTTGCAGTATCTGGGGTTGGAAAAGCGAATGCTACTGCTAGTGTGTGGACATCTGTTACCTTGTATATAGCACCAAGTAGAACTGCGATTGATACTGACACTGCTCCTGGTTTAGATTCTAATGGGGCTGTAACAGCAGAGTTTGGAACTATAAAGGCACTTGTAGAAACAGCATTAACAGACAAGGTGTTAATTGGAACAAGTGTAACTGTTACAGAACCTACGTACGTTGAT